TGTTTGCTAGAAGAGAAACATAAGGTTGGGATGTATGGGGGAATGAGGTATGTACGACATAGATACTTTATTAGGAATAAAAAAAATGATACAAAAAGAAATACAAGTAGCAAAAGATAATATTATTTACAGTGTAGACACAGTAGAAAATTTACAGTATGCTAGAGGCAAACTCAATGCATTAGAAGCATTGCAACAGGATATTATGAACCTGCAAAAAAATGAGGAATGATGACACTAATAACACCTAGAATTTATAAAAAAAATTCAAAAGACATTTTAGTTCCAAAAGGCACAAAACAAACAGAAGAATACTTACAAGTTATACCTAATCCAGTTGGGTATAGAATATTAGTAAGACCCTATAAAGCAAAAGAAAAAACAGAAGGTGGTGTAATACTTTCTGATAAGACAGTTGAAACAATGGAGATGACAACTGTAGTAGGTTTAGTTATTAAGATGGGGGATTTGTGTTACAAGGATAAAGAAAGGTTTCCAAATGGTCCTTGGTGTAAAGAAGGACAGTTTGTAATTTATGGTAGATATTCTGGAGCAAGGTTTAAAACTAAGTTTGGCGAACATAGAATATTAAATGATGACGAAATCATAGGCACTATAAAAAAACCAGAGGACATCCTCGCATTATTTTAAGGAGATAAAATGGCACAACAAAAATTAGAATTAAATAGAGAAGATGAAAAAGTTTCCGTAGGAGAAGATGCACACGAGGAACAATCACTAGATGTAAAACAAGAAAAAGATACAACACAACCTGAATTAGAAGAAGTTGATTTAGGATATACTGACCCTAACAAAAAAGATACAGACTCTAAAATTGTAGAAAAAAAAGAAGAACCAGAAAAAGCAACTGATTTAAATGAAATCTCTGGCACAGTACAAAAAAGAATTGACCAACTAACGAGAAGATATAGAGAAGCCGAAAGAAGAGAAAAAGCTGCTTTAGATTATGCAAAGGGGTTACAAGATAAATATAGTAAGGCAGAAAAAACATTAAATGTTGTTGACGACAATTATATAAAAGAATTTGATGCAAGAATAGATGCACAAAGGGAGCAAGTGAAAAGTAATTTAAAAGTAGCTATTGAAAATAATGATAGTGAAAAAATTATGGAAGCAAATGATTTGTTAACTAAGTTAGCTGTAGAAAAAGAAAAATCTAGAATACTCGTAGAACAAAAAAAAGAACAAGCAACAAAACAAACGCAAGAAAAAGAAGCACCACAACCAGTGGAGCAACCATCACAACCAGTAAAACAACCTTCACCTAGAGCCAAAGAGTGGGCAGATGAAAATTCGTGGTTTGGGCAAGATAAAGTAATGACAAGTGCTGCTTATGGAATACATGAAGATTTAATCGCCCAAGGGTTTGACCCAGAGAGTGAAGATCACTATACTGAAATTAATTCAAAGATGAGGAACTACTTTCCTCAAAAGTTTGAAAAAGAACAACGACCTCCTCAAACTGTCGCATCGGCAGGTAGAAAACAAGAAGGTCGCAGAACTGTGAAGCTCACTCGTTCACAGGTAGCAATAGCTAAAAAACTTGGAGTGCCGTTGGAAGAATACGCAAAATTTGTAAAATAGGAGTTCTTTATGGACAAAACAAACAGAAACTCACGAACATCTACAGTGAGAGAAACACGAAAAAAACAGTGGATGCCACCATCTAGTTTAGATGCACCTCCTGCACCCAATGGTTATAAACATCGTTGGATTAGAACTGAGACTATGGGTCAAGATGATACAGCTAATGTGTCAAAAAGACAAAGAGAAGGATGGGAGTTTGTTAGAGCCGAGGAGATTAAAAATCAAATTGGTGAACATGACTATCCAGTAATTAGTGAAGGAAAATATCAGGGTCTAATTGGAGTTGGTGGACTCGTTTTGGCGAGAATACCTGAAGAGATTGTTGAACAACGCAAAAATTATTTTAAAGAAAGAACTTCAGACCAAATGAAGGCAGTTGACAATGATATTCTAAGGGAGCAACGACCTGAGATGCCTATTAATGTTGATAGACAATCTCGTGTCACTTTTGGTGGTGGTCGTAAAACCTAAATTTTACAATCATCGTATTTGTTAATTATATTGCACATAAGAGGAGAAAATTATGGCGAATGTAGTAGAAAAATTTGGTCTTAGACCTTATAAGAATCTAAATGGTGCGTCATGGAATAATGCTCAAAATAGGTACACAATAGCTAACAACTACGGAACTGCGATTTTTCAAGGGGATATGGTTATTCCTGTTACTGCTGGTAATATCGAAAGACATACCGCAGGAAACGCAACTCCAATAGTTGGTGTATTTAATGGGTGTTTTTACACAGACCCAACAACTAAGAAACCAACATTTAGCAATCACTATCCCGGTAGTATAGCTGCCGATGATATTGTTGCTAATGTTATAGACGACCCAAGCACATTATTTTTAATTGATGCTGACGAAAGATTTGAAAGAAGCGATTTATTTACAAACTATAGTGTAACCAATGTTACTGGTAATACAGACACTGGTATCTCTAAAGTTCAGTTAGATGTATCTGCAACTAGCACATCTTTTACTTTTGCATTAATGGCAGTAGACATCAGTCAAGACCCTAACAATTCAGATGTTAGTGCTGGTACTACTAATAATAATGTGATTGTTCGTATTCAAAATCATTTTTATCAGCGAAACAATGTCGCTGACACAGGAGTATAAATCATGGCAATATCTAGAAGTCAATTAGTTAAAGAGTTAGAGCCAGGTTTAAATGCCTTGTTCGGACTCGAATATAATCGTTATGAAAATGAACATGCTGAAATCTTTACTACAGAAACATCTGACAGAGCTTTTGAAGAAGAAGTAATGTTAAGTGGTTTTGGTTCTGCACCTGTAAAATCAGAAGGTGCGAATGTGGTATTTGACCAAGCTAATGAGGCTTTCACAGCGAGATACACACACGAAACTATCGCATTAGCATTTGCAATTACTGAAGAAGCTATTGAAGATAACTTGTATGACAGACTAGCTGGTCGATATACAAGAGCACTAGCTAGAAGTATGGCAAACACCAAGCAAGTAAAAGCTGCTAATGTATTAAACAATGCTTTTGACAGTAACTTCAAAGGCGGTGATGGAAAAGAGTTGTGTTCTTTATTACATCCATTAGCTAATGGTGGTGTAATAGAAAACACCCTTAACACCGCAGCAGATTTAAGTGAAACATCTTTAGAGCAATCTTTAATTGATATTTCAGCTTTCGTAGATGAAAGAGGATTAAAGATAGCAATGCAAGGTGTTAAGCTAATAGTTCCAAAAGAACTACAGTTTACTGCTGAAAGAATTTTAAAGTCACCACAAAGAGTCGGTACTGCTGATAATGACATTAATGCTATGGCAAACATGGGTATGATACCTCAAGGCTATAGAGTTAATCATTATCTAACAGACACTGATGCTTTCTTCATTATGACAGATGCACCTAACGGACTAAAACAATTTGTTAGAAGTCCTATTAAGACTGCAATCGAAGGAGACTTTGATTCTGGTAATGTAAGATTTAAGGCAAGAGAAAGATATTCTTTTGGGTTCTCAGACTTCAGAGGAATTTTTGGCTCACCTGGTGCAGCTTAATCTCTTTATATAATCGGTTGGAAAGAAGGGGTCTTAATGACCCCTTTTTTTTGCTTAAACCGAACTGATTCGTATTTTTTACAATTTAGTAATATTACAAAAATGTAGGTTTTCTGCACCTTACAGAGGTATATTTGCAAATCACATTATATTACATTATAATAATATTATAAACAAAGGAGAAAAAAATGATAACAGAATCAAAAACATTACAAAGAAGAGCAAAAAAATATTTTTCTAAATTAGGTGTACCTAGTTGGTCTAATGATTACACATTTAGTTATACAGGAGGTGAACTACTAGAAATGAAATTTGCATATGGTAGTTCCTTACATGACTGGATTAGAAATAAAGAAGAGTATGACACAGAAAGAGTTATGGACATATTTGGTTTTAAGAATGATGACAATTATTCTTGGGAGTGGGTAGATACCAACACAATAAATTTATACAGAATATAAAAAAATCTTAAATAAACTAAATCAAAAGAGGACTTACATAGTCCTCTTTTTTTTTGTATACTGTTATTACCAAGAATTAATAACGGATATAGACTGGCTTGGCAGACAACCCTAGAGGACTATATCTACAACTAGGAGAAAATTATGGGAACAACTACTTTTTCAGGTCCTATCAAAGCAGGAACAATTAAAGAAACAACTGGTACAACAATAGGTACCGATATTAAAAATACTGGACAGGTTGTAATGGCACAAACATTTGCAGTAAGTTTAGCAGGTGGAGCTGTTGCAGCAGCAGTACAAGATGTTGTGATACCAGCAAATTCACAGATAATTGATTGTGTTATAGATGTAATAACAGCAGCAAACACTGGCACTAACATAAGTGTAGGTGATACTGTTGGAGGTGCAGCTTCACTTGTAAATACATTTGGTATAGGAACTACAGCTGGTAGAAAATATCCAACAACTGAATCAGGCGGTGCTTTAGCTTGGGAAGATGTGGGTACTTCAGATATAAGATTAACTTTTACAGCTTCTGCTGCAACAAACGCAGGTGAAGTAAGAGTATCTGTTTTATATCAACAAAACAATAACTTAGCATAATAGAGGTAAACAATGAACTCAGATATAGGAGCAAAAACTTTAACTAGCACTGGAACTATTCAGTCTGGTCGAACAAGATTGCTATCTATTTATTATGTGGGTCATGCGTCAGCAGGTAGTTTAACATTTAAAGATGGTGGTGGAAGTGGCACACAAAAACTTGTCATAGCTACACCAGCTTCAAGTGCTGCTGACCAATATCAAGTGGATATACCTTTAGATGGAATACTATTTAAAACTGATATGCACTTGACTATTAGCAATGTAACCTCTGTTACAGTTTTTGTAACACCGATTACTGCTGATACTGATAATGGATAGTTATACAGAAGAATTACTTGGATTAAAGCGAGGTGGGATGCCACCTCGCAAGAAGAAGTATTTTAGAAGCACAAAGTCTGGAGCTGGTATGACGAAAGCTGGTGTTGAAAAATACAGAAGAGATAATCCTGGTTCTAAATTAAAAACCGCAGTTA